TTCAGCGAGTAAACAAGTCGATTGTAAAGAACGACTCCGGGGGATTAATCACGTTATGCGAAGTTGAGTTTGCGGATAGCCAATATCTTGTATAACCAGATAAGGAGGCTATGTTGTGAAGTTAGATACATTTGTTCAATTAATTAAAGACCTTCGCAGGAACCAAGAATTGGACGATACAGATCCAAACAACACGATCCTGCAAGTGTTTTCTACGCCTTATGATCAAGTAAGCGTAAGTGAATCGATTAAATTCACGAATAAGAGTCCTGGTAGTTTCGTTTGGGGAAACGGTTCTACATATACATCTTATGATAGCAACAACAACCCGTATCAAGCACCGAGTTGTGGCTGGTATTGGGGTTCTGGAGGTAGGTATCAATGAGTGATTCTATGATGGCGATCGGATATGTCGTTGTTGAAAAACGAGACAAACAAACAGGCGAAGTGACGTATCATGAAACATTTAAAAATCAGATCACAAACTATGCACTAACGCAAGTCGCGGCAATGTGGGCAGGGCAAAAAGTGAATACTCCAACGATGATCTCTTTAGGGACAGGATCTCCTCCTAACGGGCAGATTGGTACAACTCCTAATGATACAGGTCTTTGGAATGAATTTTCCGGCTCACGCCAACAAGTGGACTATGCGACGGTTTGGCTGAGCTATTACACGCAATTTTCTGCGACATATCAAGCAAACCAAATTTTAGGAACGTATGACGCCACGAATAATCCTACTTCTCAAATCTCCTTAACTGAGGCGGGTCTTTGGGATGGGTACGGTAATTTGTGGTCTCATGTTCAATTAAGTGGTGTAACACATGATTCGAATTCTATTCTATCTATTCAGTGGCAAGTGTTACAACAAGGAAATTAATAAGGAGGTTTTATTGTGCTTTATACCGTGAACTCGGGTTCTGTGCCGATGGCTTCAGATGTGAATCAACTTGTGGACATCTTCGGAGGCAAACACGATATTGGTGCCATCAACTTAATGCCTCAAATTTCCGCTCCTTCTAATACCTTGACTGCAACAACTTCGTCTGGTGGAGGAATGGGAACAGGTGTTTATCAATATTCGGTTACGTATTGTACGGGCTACAAACAGTCCAATGGCGTTTTACAAATTACTGGGGAAACGACTGGTTCACCCAGCTTCTCCGTTACAACTCCATCTGGCAACGGTACAGTTGGGTTAAATGCAATTCCCGTTTATGGTGGTAATGCCGTTGTTGCTCGTAGAATTTATCGTACAGCTGTTGGCGGGTCTACTCTTTACTTGGTAGCAACGATTTCAGATAACGTAACGCAAACGTACACGGACTCTGCATCGGATGCCTCGATCACTTCTGGTGCAGGTATTCCATCCGCGAATCAAACAGGTACGTATTTTATGCAAGATATGATCATTCGAAAAAGCGTTCCGCAGGTCCAACTGGACGCATCGCGTGGAACGTTTACGGGTCTTAGTTACAACGCGTCGTCTACATCCGATTTCGGTTTAAACATCAAAGTGGCGAACAATAACGTTCTGAAATTAAGTTCTACGGGAGCCACGACTACGTTCGGCGGGTCAACACTTGATGATTCCTTGGGAAATGCAACAATAAAAGGAACGTTGAAATCGGACAATACGTACTTAGTTTGGAACGACAACTACGTGAAGCGTACCTTTGTCCTTCAACATCTCTCAACGGCTCAGGTTGTAAGTACGTTAAACGCATGGGTAAAAGTCGGATTCCAAACGATTGACCGAGACTTACTTAGTGAATGCCCGGCTGGTTATTCTCAGTTTAAAGCGAAAAATGCGGGTACTTATTCGATCAGTTCCAGCTTGTTTGTTTCAACTCCAGCAGTAAACACGCTTGTTTATATTGGATTCTTTAAGAACGGTTCTTTGATTTGTCGTTCAAACGGTGTGGTAAGTTCCAGCACTCAAACATATAACTTGCCTGTTTTTGGTCATTGCGAATTAGAGTTAGCTGTTAACGACATTATCGAAGTGTATGTTTATACCTCCGCTTCTGTAACTTTAGCAGCCGATAACTTGGGATCTATTTTTACCGTTGGACGATTAACGTAAGGAGGACGTAGAAGTGAATATTGAAAAAGTAGTTTTATCAAAATATCCAAACGCAATTCCAAACGTTGACTTCCTTGTTGTTGACCGATTAGACGGAAATGGTGCCCAAATCGTGAATTGGATATTGAAAGATAGTACAGGGGCAGACGTACCTCAACCTTCTGTGAGTGAACTTTCCAGTTTGTGGCTTCCGATTTTTCAGCAAGAGAAAATTGACGAGCTTAACAATAAATGTAATGAAACAATTCTATCTGGGTTTTCTAGCAACTGCCTGGGAACGGATCATACCTATCAATTTGATTATGACGCACAGGCGAATCTTACGGGACAACTTGCGTTAATGAATGCGGATTCGACGATTTCTTCCGTGCTCTGGAAAACAACTGACGCCGGGGTTTTGTCACACAGTAAGGAACAATTTTTGCAGCTTGTTCATGACGCTTTTAATTTCAAAAACTCTCAAATCGGAAAGTATTGGAATCTAAAGTCTCAGGTTCTGTCTGCGACGACAGAAGATGTTGTTAAATCGATTGTTTGGTAATGTGGGCGTGCTGTATACACGTCCTTTTTAATTCTAAAAGGCAGGTGGGAATGGTGGAAGATAAAGAAAGACTTGCAAAAATTGAAACGTCTATTGAATCCATCGAAAAACTATTAAACAAATTAGAAGGAAAAATTGACGCATTCAACGACAGCATGGAAAAGAAATTCGTTTTACGATCAGAAGTGGATGCAACCGTTAAACACTTACATGAACGCATTTCTGACGCCGAAAAAGAGCTAGAGAATGTAAAAAAAGAGCTTCATATGGTAAATGAAAAGAACGGCAAATTACCGGCTTGGGCTGCTGCTCTTTTATCGTTTTTAGTTACATTGGTCGGTGCCTTGTTGGCTGGCCATGTGATGCACTAGGAGGAATTTGACTTGCAGTTTCAACGAGGAGATATATTGCTGAAGCATGGATTTGGTCCACTCTCTTTGGCTATCGAAACTGTAAGTCACTCTCTTTTCTCTCATGTCGCCATTATTGTAGATCCTGAAAAAGAACTTCTTATTGAAGCAGATGGATTTCGCGATGTTGGATTTAAGGATATGAAAGATTACATAGGAGAGTGTCTTATTGTTCGTGTCGCCGACCTTTCTAATTTTCAGTGCGAACAACTTATTGATTTCCTTCATACACAAATTGGAAAACCTTATGATTACGTTGCGATTTTAGAAGAGTTTGAACGCTATTTTCTTGGATTTGTTCCCACCGAACACGATGAGCGAAAATATATTTGCTCAACCCTTGTTTCTCGTGCTTTTCATCACATTGGAATTACGCTTACGGACGTTCCGTTGCCGAGTCCGAATGATATAGCTCAGTCAAAACGCATTACACCTATTGGATTTTATTGATTGGAGGGTTCTTTTTATGGAAAATGAGAAAAAGATAACAAAAGCACACGATCAGTTCGAAACGCTTCATGAAGTGATTCATTACGAAGACCATGATAAGAGAACGGAAAGTGCCGAATTTAGACGCGTCAAAAAAGAATTGCATGCAAACCATACGCCTTGTTGGATCAATAACGGACGTTGCGAAGGTGATTTGGAGGTACACCACAACATCATCGAATATTCCGCTTCTACGGAAGTCGATTGGGACAAAATTCATGCGGATTATCCTGAATTTGTTGATGTTGATTGCGGATTTCAAATGCGGGTTTTGTGCGAAAAACATCATCGGGGAATTGGAACGGGGATTCACAAAATTAGCTATCCAGCGTGGATTTTGCAAAAGTATTTAAAGCCAGAAGCTTTGGAAAAGTTTGAAAAGGCTGTAGATCAAATGATTTCACAAGGTCACGACGAACAGAATGTGAATCAAATGGCCAAACATGTTCTGTTAAATACGAAAGATTTAAAATAGGCGGTTCCTATGAAGATGATTATTTTTCTTGTAGGTGCTGCCTTTTTATTTGTCCTTTGTTATCTGTTTGGAATTGATAGAGTTGGAAGTTACATTCAAATTTTAAGTGCCGTTCCTTGGTTTTGGACGGTGTTTCGACTTGAACAACTTCATAAACAGCATAAAAAAGAAAGGGAGGATAAGCATGTACAATAAATACGATATTACGAAAAACTTGATTCCTGGACTTCCAACAAATGCATACCGCAACGGAGTCGGGGCATACGAAGGAGTCGTTGCACACTGCACAGATTCGGGAAATGGGTCTGGAAGCGACACGCCGACTGGCGAGAGGAATTATGAATCAACAACATTTAATAACGCCTTCGTTCACTTTTTTGTCGGTGTGGAAAAAGGCGTTCCTATTGTGGAACAGGTTGCACCTGTCGAGTATATGGCATGGGGAGCTGGTCCGAAAGCGAATCCACGTTTTGTTCACGTTGAATTATGTATGTACAACGATCCTGCAACGTTTAAACTAGCATATGACGCGTATGTTTGGATTCTTGCCCGCTTACTATTTGACCGCAAACTAGACGTTTCACCAGCGAAATCAGACGGCACCGGGACGCTTTGGGCCCATAAAGACGTGAGCTCTATTTTGGGCGGAAGCAATCATGAGGATCCGATTGACTATTTAAATACTCACGGAATCGCTTGGACGCAACACGTGTCAAACGTTAAAGCATGTTATGACGCAATGGCAAACGAATCAAGTAAGCCTGTTTATGCTGTTTATCAATATACGAATCACTTAAAAGATTTCGTTTCGTATAACGACGCGATGGCGTATGCGAAAATGTGGGACCATTCTCACGTGGAAGAAATTGCGACAAAGGCTTGGAAATGGGATAATTATCCGATTTATCGTTTGCGTAAAACGTGGGCAGATGCTTCTAGCCAACTTGGAGCGTATAAACAATTAGACAACGCTAAAGCAGACGCTGATAAAAATCCAGGTTATACCGTATTCGACGAATCAGGAAATGCCGTGTACACAAAACCTGTAGACGTACCGAAACCAACGCCTCAACCTGTTGCTCCCGCTCCTGTAACGCCAGCGACGCCAAAGCATGCGATCATAGGAACTTCTAAAGTAACACCAGATGTTCTAGCTGCGTTCGTGTCGACAAATAATACAAAATTCGACAAACTGATTTCTGAGTATTATAGTGCTATAGGAACGACATACGGCATCCAATCGGATGTTGCCTTTTGCCAAGCCATCGTTGAAACTCACTACTTCCTCTTTGATATGGGAACGGCTGTAAAACCCGAACAACATAATTACGCTGGACTCGGCGTTACGCAAAAGGGAGAGATGGGACTAAGTTTTGATACGATCGAGAACGGAGTTCGTGCACACCTACAACATTTGTACGCGTATGCAACGAATAGTGATCTACCAAATGGAGAAACACTGTTAGACCCACGTTTTAAATATGTGGAACGAGGCATTGCCCCGAGCTGGGAAGACTTGTCCACACGTTGGGCGACGGATGGAGCGTATGGAGATACGATATTGAAGGTTTATGACCAGTTGCTAACGTTTTCGCAAAATTATACACAGAATGTCGAAAAAACCGACGCACAAAAAGGGGTCATTTTTCCACTTTCAGACAATTCCGCGAGTAATACCCTTCCGGAAAATGGAATCGAAAAACTAGATTCGGCCCAAAAACAAGGAATTTTTAATTCAATTGTTACAAGTCTTAAAAAATTATTTGGAATCTAGTGGAGGTGATTGTGTTGTGTTCCAATTTTTGATAAACTACTGGTATATAGGAGCTCTTATTCTCCTTCTCTTACTTTACATTTTGGTCCGTAGATACGCAAAGGGAAAAGCGAGAGAGATCGCCATGCATTATCTGCAGCAAACAGAGAAAGTCGTTTTCACTACGTCTGATGCACGGATTGGCTTTGTGTTGGACTCCGCCTATAAAGCATTGCCGCCTCTTGTGCGTTCTCTCGTCCCATTTGCTGTATTTTCGGTCATTGTCGTCAATGTCTATGAAGAATCTAAACACCTCTTTGAGCATCTACATGATGAAAAAGTAGATAACAAATGAAAACGCCCCTCCATTTTAGGAGGGGCTCTTTTTTTATTCTATTTTTAATCCACCAATTTCCACCAATGATTCGATAGGCCATAAAAATGTACCGTTTTTGTGTTTGACGTAAAAGTAATGGTAGGTGTTTCCTACATTGTCTTCTAAACTCATATCTTCAACAATGACACCACCACGATGATCGTATGGAAACTTTTTCTCTGTTAACACTTCATCTTTTACATAGACAGGGACACCGATAGAAGGGGATTTTTTACGGTCTTTGCAAATCCATTTGTATCCTTCTTTCATTCGAACACTCCAATCTGCTCGTCAAATGAAATTTCTGGATGGCGTTTTTGTCGGTTTCTGATTTGCGTCTTGGTTTGAAAAGGTGCGTCATGTAGATGTTTTTTACGATCTTGCATGTACTCTACGAGAATGTAATCACCAAGACGTTCTAGCGTTTTTTCTTCTGGTCTTACGCCTGTTGAACGTATGTAAGCGTCTGTAATTTCCTTCACTTGTTGGTTTCGTACGTCTACGTCTGGCTTTTCCGCTTGATGATGCAACGCACGCACCACTTCGATAATTTCTAAACGTGCTTCACCGATATCGCTTGTAAAAATATACATTATTCCTCCTCCCAAATGCTTTTTGCATACTCTGTAATTTTCTCTATGGCCCTTTTTTCATAGGTTTGTACAGTTTGCCACACCAAATTTAACGCTTCGGCCGTTTCTTCCATCGTTAAATCCTTATCGAAACGATAATGCAACACTTCTTTTTCGCGATCTGATAGATTTGCTTTTTTCATAGCATCCTCGAAGTCTATCAATAACAAACAAGTATCAATACAACCGTTTTCTACTTTCACGCGTAGATTGTTAATGTCTTCAAGCAGATAATACACGCCACGTTTGTTTCGTAAATTATACTTTTCTTCGAGATTCTTTTCTTTTTTGTGAATATCCCGTTTGACCATTCCCATGTTGTTCTTCCTCCCAAGTTGCAATATTAAACTTCTCTCGTGCATCAACTAAAATCTGGCCTGTTTCGATCGAAACGCGTAACATATCTGGCGAATTGATCGCGTTTGCTTCCCCTTCTCGGTGTTTGCTTTTAATCTGCTTTACGCTCATTCTTCCACTCCTAATCTTTCTAGTGAACGCCTGATGAATTCGTGTAATTCCTGACTTTCTGTAAATCTATCAATTTGTTCCAGGTAGTTTCTCATTGATTCTGCATCCATACGAATCACTGCTGGAATGATTTTATCGGTATCCATTTCAAATACGACTTCTTCGAGTACCTCAACGGTTTGCAACGCAAGATACACCCATTCTCTTCTTGTCGTGTCTTTTCCAAGCAGCCTGAATACCCCACTTTCGTCAAAGCATGTCTCTAGCCAATTAATCCTCATCCATATCACCCAAGACGCTTTCTAAAAAATCTCGTGCACCGTCTTTGCTTTCTTTTGTTTTCGTAAACACGTTGCGTCGTGCTTTCAAAATTTCTTTTTGAGGCGTCGCATACACGGCATCTTCCAAATCCTCCACATCATCGAAGTTTATCCAGTACGCAGCGACCAATGTTTTTGGATTCTCTTTCACTTCTGGCATGACTTTATGAAGGAAAGAAATGCGTTCTTCGATGGATCCTGTTTCTCGCAATTTCTCAAATTTTTCTAGTTGTTCTTCTAGCTCACTAATTAGTTGGACCAAGTATTCTCCGTAATCTGTCATCTATTTTTCCTCCACTGATCTGAATTTGATGGCGAGGACTATTGACTTCCTCGATTGAATATCCGTTAGTTTCTTCGGTCTTGTCCCACAAATAAAAAAAGGCGTGAGATTTCTCTCACACCGTTTCAAAAAATGCATTTGTCCATGGTTCAACTTTTACAATTTCCTCGCGAATCTTCTCGGCCAGCTCCGCGATTTCGCCTTGGGCCCCACGTCCTGGTTTGCGTTTGCTGTAAAAATTCAAGAGTGAACGAAGGTTACCAGTCATGACGATGTTGCACGTTGCAGCGTTCGGCAATACGGCTCTAGCGTCTTCAGCTGGAATGCCCATTTTTCGCAGTTCATCGTACCAACACTGCGTCCATTGCATTATATCTTCGAAGAATTTTGTTCCTTCTTCGTGTTCGGTTATGCTTCTTGGAATGACGTAATCAAATCCGCCTGATTTATCGTCGCTTCCGAAGCGTACGTATCGTTGTGATTCGACGCTGAAACTAAAGTGTCGATGGCGTGTTAATTGTGCAAGCAACGCACGCGAAACGCCTTCTATTGCGAAGGTGAAATTCAAATGTTCAACTGTGCTTGTGTGTTTCGATTTGAAAACATGGCGGAATAGTCGGTCCGCTTCGCTTCCTCCTTCGCCGTCGGTTGCTTCGCTTCCGAAGTATTTCTCACCCTCTACGTTTAAAATCTCTGTTGGTTTGAGCGGAGAATAGCAATTTCTGATCGCGGTTAAGGCGATCGCTTGTCCATCTGTTGGCTTATCGTTCAGATACATAACTGCAATTTCGTGTTTTAACGAAAAGTAAAACTCATCGTTTAACTTTGTATAGGCAAGCAATGCAACGTTCATTATTTACCCTCCATTGTTGTAAATGTTACAATTAATGCTTCTCTCTCGACTCCGTTAAGTGTATAAGTACCTGGATTCGCAATCACTTCGACCTTTTCCCCTAGTTCATTGGCAATCTTTTGTCCTGCTGCTTTAACGCGGTCAACCGATAAAACACTCAGGGCTACAATTTCGGCCTTTCCTGATTCTTGCAAACGCTCAACTGCCTCTCTTACTAGTCTTTTTCCTGTGTTTTTCCCACCACAAAGTATCATCTTTAGCCCTCCATAAGTTTTAGTAGTCGCAAGCTGTTGAACATGTATTGTAAGTCCTCTTGATAACCCGAAAAGTGGTTCTCAAATTCGGTAATCTTGTAATCCTCGTCTGTTTTCACCCTATGAAACAATGAAAATAATTTATCGTTTGTAAAGATTTGAAAATCAAATCCTGATTCTATCTTTGTTTCATTTACAATGATATGTTTATATTGCTTTCCGTCCATATCGCACCTCGCAAAATTCTTGTCCATTGCCATCAACACGCAATGAGTAAACCATTCTTTCTCTCGTTCTGTTTCTGGTTCGTCCAACACAATTAAACGATTGGGTCTGAACATACCCCAACGTATTCCAAGGACATTCTCCCCGTACTGGACAAAGTGAAAGCGTGTTAATGTTTTGTTTCTTCCTATTCTCTCGCCGAGTTCGAAACCTCCTAATCCTCGTCCGATGATTAAATAGAACTCTCTTGTAAGGTTAATTTCCTGTTGAACCGAAGCCATTGACGCCACGCTCCGTTTCGTCGAGCTCGTCCACTTCTTCGGTTGCGTTTATTGGGTACGGAAGAACTAACATTTGTGCGACGCGATCGCCCCGCTTTACTTCAAACGGCCTATGCCCTGCGTTATGCAACAGAATCTTCACTTCTCCGCGAAAGTCTGAATCGATAACAGCTACGGCGTTTGATAATGTAATGCCATGTTTTGCGGCGTTGCCTGAACGTGGAAACAACAAGGCAGCGTGCAAAAACGGAAGTTGCATGGCAAGACCTGTCTCCACAACACCATGTTCACCTGCTTGAATCGTGATTTCATTTACAGCATGTAAATCCATTCCGGCAGCACCTGTTGTTTGGTAGCTCGGAATCACCGCGTCTGGATGAAGTTTTTTAAATTTGATAAACATAAATACGCCTCCTCAGTCTAACTATCCGCAAGATGAAGTGAATTTGTCCCATGAAAAAACCACCTTTCGGTGGTTTATTTTCCTGACATTTGGTCTGTTGAAATACCTAGCTGTGTTCCGACGTCCATAAGACCTGCTACGCCCGTCATTAAGTACGTGCTTGCTTGACTTCCTTTGTCTTTAAAATCACTAAGTTCGCTTGGTTTGAAGTCATCAAAATATTTCATCAAGCTATCAAGTGCTTCTGCTTTTATCATATAACTAAGTCCAAGACTTTCTTCTGCGTCATCAAGTGCTTTTTGTTGATCTTTGGTAAGACCACTTGGATCTTTTAAACTTCCATAAGCAAACTGTAAATCTTTTGCCGCACTTTTTGCTTGTTTTGCATAATCATACGCACCGTTCGCATCATTGTTCTTCATGGCTTCTATCATTTTATCGTAGTCATTGGTGTAGGTTTTGTCCATTCCTTCGATCTTCTGATAAAACGCGATATAATCTTGCTTTGTTTGTTCTTTGGCTTTTGCAGCAGCTTCGTCGTCGGCTTTTTTCTTTGCGGCCGCTTCTTCATCCGCTTTCTTTTTCGTAGCTTCAGCGTCTGCTTTCTCCTTGGCGTCTGCCTCCGCTTTCGCTTTCGCCTCTGCTTCTTGTTTTGCTTTTTCTTGTGGATCTACGGGTTTTTCAGCGGGTTTTTCGGCAACAACTGGTTTTGATGGTGTTGCAGCGACCTCTGGATCTTTTTTATTGTTTGGAGCCGTGATGCAACATAAGATAAAGAACACCCAAATCAAAACTCCGTAGTGCTTTCGTTTGAAAACAGGAAATAGACTTGGTTTTGCCGTTAATACAATACTCGCAACAAATAAAATGAAACAAATAGCAAATATAACTCCCATGGTATAACCTCCTTTTATACTTGGTGTACCACATTTACAGAATTATGCAACATTTCAGATATTTGTATTTTCGACGTTAACGCGTTAATTCCTTGACGTATTCCAGTTTTAACGCGTTGTGGCTTTAATTGATTAAAGTGGTGGATACGAGGGGATAACTCAAATAAAGTAAATTCATCCAAAATGAGTTATCCCTTCACGCTGGTACTTTAACGCGGTGAAATGGTATAACTGTATAAAGTTAATGCGTTGATGCTTTACTTTGATAAAGAAAATCTGAAAATTTTACGGTGCAAGAAACGGGCGTTGTAGGAACTTTTTGAATTTGGTAATATTATTTAGTATAGGAAATTGATAACCGTCCTAGAACTCGTACAAATATCTACGACCATTTACTGGAGGATTTTACCGTTTTATGTACAATAGGATTTATATAGGAGGGATTTTCATGGGAATGAAATTTGGATATGCTCGGACAAGCACCGACGATCAGGTTATGGACTTACAGATTGACGCATTGAAAGCAGTGGGGGTTGATGAGCGGTTTATTTATTCCGAACACATTAGCGGTATGAAAGATGACCGACCTGAATGGTTGAAGTTAAAAGAGATGCTTCGCCCCGGTGATACGCTTTATATTTGGAAACTTGACCGTTTAGGGCGTTCGTCTAAGATGTTGATTGAAACTGCCCAGTATCTTAAGGACCACGACATTCAACTCATTTCGATTACCGACAATATCGATACGTCGACGCCAATGGGGCAATTCTTCTACGGCATGATGGCGTTATTGGCCGAAGTGGAACGAAACATCACATCAGAACGCACGAAAGCAGGACTTGCGGCTGCTCGTGCTCGCGGTCGTTACGGCGGTCGTCCGAAACTTGATGAGACCGTACTTGAAATGGCGTATATGATGTATGAATCGCGTAAATACCCCGTTAAGCAGATTCTGGAGAAATTTAACATTAGTAAAACGGCCCTGTATAATTATATTGATGTGGTGAAGAAAAAAGAGGCCGAGGCTGCTGTAAAGGGGATAGCCAAGTAAAACAAAAAAAAGACCAACCGGATTTTTTGTCCGCTTGGCTTTTTTATTTGGGGGCGGGGCAAAACGCCCAGACTCCCACAATTACTATTATATATTATTATTTGTCAATAATCAATAACAGTTATTGTTTTCCGCGTGGAACTTTTATGATGTTATGTGCAACAGGATTTAAAGCGTCGATTAAAATTTCAGCGGCGATTTCTGGTTTTGCTTTATCACCACATGTAAATACATCGACCATCGCCGTACCCATTTCTGGGTACGTATGGATGGAGAGGTGCGATTCAGCTAATATTGAGATCACCGTTGCACCTCCATATGGATTTCCTTCGATGGCTGGGAATTTTTTCGCTACGGTTTCAAGAGGTGTCATTTTTGAAAAATAAATCGCTTCTCCGAATAACGCAGCTAGGTATTCATGGTCTGCTAATAACACAGGATCTACTCCGAACATATCTACGAGCAAATGTGTTCCTAGTGAATTCATTCGTCCCTATCTCCAACTTCTATTTCGAGCAAACTGTTCACGATCGCAGACAAGAATAAAATGATTCCCGTAAACACAATACCATCCCAGTATGTAATCGGCATATCGAAAATACCTCTGGCAATGGCCGTAGAAATAAGTCCGAGTACGGCATATAAAACAAAGTAAACAATGATTCCAATAAAATTCATAGTTTCTCTCCTTATAGAAGTTTGGTTGAGAACAACTCCGCGACCTTCGAACGAACCGATTCTTTCAACTCTACCATTCCGAATAAATCATGACCTTTCAGTCCTTCGATCATGGCAACGAGTCCATTATCGGCTTTGTATTTCTTGTTGAAAATCTGTTCATAGTCTCCGCAGAAGATAATGCACGAGCCTTTTGAAACACGACTTCCTAGTAATCGGATTTGTTCTTTTGTAAGCAGCTGGCATTCATCGACGATAATGATAGAGTCTTGGATGTCGCGGCCTAGCATATGAGCAACGATATCAAATTCGATTTGTCCGCGTTGCTGTAGATAAAACAATTCCTGATCTCCGCCTTCTAAGTTATCGACGATACTTCCCATCCAATTTCGAATCTTCTCATTCTTATCTCCTTTCAGGAAGCCAATTTCTTCACCGGCAGGAGCGGGCTGTTTGACGATAAACAAGCGTTGATACTCTCCGCTTTTAATTTTATTGAGCCCATACTGCATTGCTGCTTTCGTTTTTCCGCTTCCTGCGATTCCGGCCGCTACTTTAATCGGAATTTTATCGTTACTGAGTAGGTCAAAGAGCATTTTTTGCTCGAGATTTTTCGGTGCGAATCCTTTGATTTTATCGTACTTCAATGGTAGTAGCGTTTCTCCATTGAATCGATAAGCTTCTCCCTCGCATAGTACGTACTCGTTCACACCTGGAACTAATTTCCCCTCGTAGATACTTGCTAGTTCTGATTGTGTGACTTCTCGATACCCTTTGTACATAGTCGTTTCTCCTTTGGAATTACGAAATTTTTGTAATGTGTACGGCCGATAGTTGGTTGCGATTTAATAGAAGAAGAGCTTCTTCGAGTTGCATCTCCAAGATGTGACCGGTGTATCCGCGAACCCACTGGATAATATGGCCCGCCTGCTGCTCTGTAACGTTCGCGAGTGTGATTGGTTCCGCTCCTACTAATTCAATTTTTACATTTACCAGTAAGGTGGTTTCCTTCGTTTGTTCTAATTTTAGTTTTTTGTCTTGAAATACTTTATCGATTCTCTCTGCTAAAGTGGTCTCTTTTTCGCTCATCTTGCCCTCCATGTTATAGATCGTCCCAATCGACGTTCGCTGATTTTGAGTAATTCAACACTTTCTGCTCGAAGAAATCCGTTTTCTGTGCGTTGAAACTCGAGAATTGGTCGACCCATTTCACGGGATTTTCAACGACTTCTGGATACAGTGGTTCGATTCCGATGTTTTTGAGACGTTGGTTGCTTAGCCATTTGATGTATTGGTCGATATTTGTATCACTGAGGCCCGCGATTTTCCCGCCTGTTACGTACTGCCCCCATCGAATCTCCATTTCAACTGCTTGCCGCATCATCTCACGCAATTCTTCAACGAGTTCAGGCGTGAACAAATGCGGATTCTCACGTTGCAATTCGCGGAAAATGTTTTGGAACAGTGCCAAATGCGTCAACTCGTCGCGTTGAATGTAACGAATCTCGGACGCAACACCAAGCAAAACGCCTTTTCGTGCGTAACTGTAGATCGTTGCGAATCCGGAATAGAAGTAGATTCCTTCGAGAATGTAATTCGCCATGCATACTTTTACGAGCTCTTGGATGTCTTGTTTTTCAATGAACGACTCGTAAATATCGGTGATGAATTTGTTTCTCTCGAGTAGCCGAGTGTCTTCTCTCCAAAGCTGGTAAATCTTCTGACGCAACTCTGCACTTACCACGCTATCAAGAATATAGCCGTAACTTTGTGAGTGGACAGCTTCTTGGAACGCTTGGACCGTTAAGCATAAACTCACCTCAGGGGCCGTGATGTGTTCGTTGATGTTCGGCAGGTTATGCGTTTGAATGCTGTCTAAGAAAATCAAAAACGAAATCACCCGATTAAACGTATCTTTTTCTTCGTCGCTTAGCGTCTCGTATTGCTGGTTGTCTTTACCAAGAGGGATTTCCTCAGGGATCCAAAAGTTGTTCATCATGGTGCGATACATTTTGTATGCCCAGTCATATTTAATGTTGTTTAGTTCGATAAGATTGGTCGAGTTTCCGCCTACAATTTTGCGTTTTCCCCAATCCGCTTCCCCTTCTGGGTTGAAAAGTTTATTCTTTTTAAGTTCCATCTTTCATCCTCCTCAATGAAGTATCCGTAAGCTTCCCTGGGCTTGTCCCATTTTGGTAAAATTTCTTGTAAAGGAGTGGTCATTATGATAGAAAAGAAGAGAATCGAGGTGGTGTTATGAAGAAGAAAAAAGCAGATTTTACCTTCTTAAATCAATATGGAACAGTCGTCCCGGTGTTTCTTGGAAACGGATATAATTTGCGTTTTATTGAATATACAGGGCTTAACTATCTGACCCACGGAAATATATGGTGCACGACAGGTCTCTTCGGAAGGGAAAATGAAGAAAAGAAAATACGGCTTTCTCAAATCTATGATGCAGAATGGAACGGAGAGCCCCTTCGCAAATATATGAAAAAACCGTATTTAGAATCGTTGTTTGGTATTAAACTTACATTAGAGGAGCAAGTAGATCTAAAACTTTTATGCGGTTTTTATATCAATGTTACATCAAACAGTTATCATGGAATTTTTGATACCTTGGAATTTATCAAACGCCATGAAGAGGAAATTGAGAAGAAACACCCGGAAGAGTGGAAAAAATTTCGTCTTCTGTATATGTTTTTATAAGGGGGTTCTAAATGAACCCCTCTTCGTCGTCTTCAAATTTTATCTCTTCCAAACTATCGAATAAGTCATTTTGAAGTTCGAGAATAAATAGATTCTTTTCCAAATCTTTTATTCCGCCCTCTAATGTTCGCTGCAGATCTAGCAACATTTGCAAGTTTCGCATCGCAATGTCGATGCATTCGCTGTTTATTTCTTTCGCGTCGTAAAACTCTTTTAATCTCGCCAGCATTTCGTCTCTCATTGGTTCCTCCTAAAAATAAAACGCCCCGAAGGGCGTTTCTTTATGAACTGCAGCTTACACAATCTTCAACTTCTAAACTTTGCGAACGAACATAATAGAGCGTCTTCATTCCGACTTTCCATGCCGTTAAGTACAGATTCAACATTTCTTTCGCACTGATCGTCGGGCGAATATAGAGGTTAAACGACTGGCCTTGGTCGATGTGCCGCTGACGAATTCCTGCTGCACGAATACTCCATACTTGGTCGATGTTGTGGGCCTCTTTATAGAACCAGAACGTTTTCAGATTCAAGTTCGGAGCCGTTTGTGGAATGAGACCATTTTTCTTTTCTTCCATCCAAAACTTCGAGAACACAGGGTCAATTCCAGCTGTCGAACCACTGATTAGCGAGGTGCTGCCTGTTGGAGCGATGGCGAACATATACGAATTGCGGACGCCGTGTTTTTGTACTTCTTCGCGAAGTTTTTTCCAACGCAGCGAACTGTATTTTCGGCGGATGAAGTATTCTCCGCGTTGCCACTCGCTTCCCTCAAAGAGTTCGTAAGAACCTTTTTCTTTGGCGTTTTCCATAGACGCTTTGATTGCGTAGTAGTTAATGTTTTCAAACAATTCATCCGCGTATTCAAGATGTTGTTCCGATTCCCAAGAAATGCCCTTTTGAGCAAGGTCCTGGTGATACCCGGAGACGCCCAGACCAATGGCACGGTATTTTTGATTCGTGATTTCGGACTGTTTGACGGGATAGAAGTTTAAGTCAATGACATTATCCATCGAACGCATAAGCGTTGTGGTCGTATTTTCCAAATCTTCGTCTGATTCGACGCGACCCAGGTTGATTGACGCGAGATTACATGTGATATAGTCGCCATTTTCGACTTGTCGGATAATCTGGTTTCCTTCGATTCTCTCTTCTACGAGTCGACTTGGGGAACCATTTTGCAATATTTCGGTACAC